GCGTCGGCCATCGCCTTGCCCGGGTTGATGATCTGGTCGGGGGACGACATCGACGGCTGCCACAAGGCAGTCTCGCGGCTCGTCTGGCTCGCGCCTTCTAGCGCCCCGCCGAGGGCCTTTTGCACCGGCACCTCGTTAGCCTGGGTGACTGTCACCCCTTGTTTGCGAGCGCCCATCAGAACAGGAAGCCCATCGGCTTGAACGGCCGACCCTGCGGGCCACCGCATGGGTCAGGGAAGCAGGCGGCAACCTCCTGGATGTACTGGTACAGGCGGGCCGCATTGGCCGCCGTGAATTCCACCCGCTCACCGTTCTGGTCGACGATGACGCGGGGCTTGTTGCCGGAAATGAGCGAGGCATAGTCCTTGCGCAGTTCGGCGAGCATTTCTGGTGTAAATCCTGAGCAGTTCATCCCATGGCCTCGGCGAATTTAGCGAAATCGTGTTTGGGTTTGGCCGGCTGTGAGAAGCGCTTCGGTTCGTCCTTGGCGCTAATCAGAATGTTGGTGTCCCACTCTGCAGCCCAAAGGGGCGGCTTCGACCAGTCGATCTTGTCGACGAAAAGCAGGGGCGACACACACAAGCCGATGCAATAGTACGACAAATCCCATGCCTCGTTCTTCGCGTGAGCACGTTTTTCCCAACCCTTCGGCCCGCGCGTCTCAGCCGTCATTTCCTGATACCACCAGTCTGGCAGCCAATTCGGGAAACGGTACATCCCTTTGCCGGGCTCCAGCGAGTCCAGGCGCGAGTGCAGCATGTCCTTGATCACGTTCGAGTTAAGCATCAGAACCGGCACGTCGCCGCGCGCCACGGCGTTCTTGTCGCGCTGCTGAGCATCGGGCGTGGTGATGCGGGCACGCGGGGCGCCTGGCGTAGAGTCACCCTTGACCAGGTGGAATTTGCCGGCCATACCCTCGCGCTTTATGCGGCGGTAGAACTCGTAGGCCATGCCGGTCACCGATTGCCCCTTCTCCTTCGAGTAGCCGCCCGAGTCGCAGGTGGTGAACTTGATGCCCATGCGCCGGCCGCTACCATCGGCCAGGGGGTAGGTCTTTTCCATCACCTGTTCGATCAGCAGGTCCCAGTCCTCGGCGTAGGTGGCTGGCTTGACCCACAGCAGCTCGCCGGTCTCGCCATCTCGACGTTTCGACTGGCGGATCTGGAAGCGGTCGATCAGCACCATGTCGAACGGGCGGCCCGGGGCAATACCGTGGCACTGCACCACGAACATGTTCTTCTGCACGTCGACCTGCATCACCAGGAAGCGGGTTCCCAGCGGGACGTGCTTCTCGTCCAGGGGTTCGGCCCGGGCAGCCAGATGCTCGGGTAGGCGGTCTTCGCCGACGGCCTTCGGCAGGTAGGGCTCGCCAAGGTCGGTGTTGTAGAACTTCTTCAGCATCTCTTCGGACTGGTTGCTCGCATACTCTTCTTCGGCGGTGATGTAGGTCCTGACCAGTTGCGGCCAGCTGGTGAACGCCGCAGCCATGCCGTTGAGCCAGAAGCTGGCGATGGTCGATCGCGGCCCACGGCCGTCGCGCTGACCCTTCTTGTTCACCGACTCGCCGTCCTTGATCCACATGCCCCACTGCTGCATCTCGTGACGCTCATCGGGATGGATCTTGGCGCCGCAGCCCGGGCACACCAGGCGGGCGGTCTCGGATGCGGTGACCTTGTCGTAGACCTCGCCGGTTTCCTTGTCGAACGTGTCCCACACCAGCTGCGAGAAGCGCCCCTCGAAGTAGTGACCACAGTGCAGGCACGGCCAGTACCAGCGGCGCTTGTCGCCCCGGTTGTACAGCGCCAGGATGCCGGTCGACGGCGGGGCCTCGTGGCCCTTGCAGATGTAGCGAGGGTTCAGCACAGGCTTGGACGGCGAACTCTCGGCCAGGCACATCTTGAAGCTGCCGAACGTGGTGGTCCGCTTGGCCGCCAGGTCGAACGGGTTGCCGTCGCCGTCGATGTCCTCGTCCATCCGGTCGAAGTCGGTCAGCGCTGCCCGGGGAATCGGCTTGCCCGCCATCTCGGTCACCGACGGCCAGCTGAGGCTTAGCATCATGCCGTTGGTGAAGTGCTTGTCGAACTTGTTGTCGGCCTCGCGGCGCTTGACGATGATCTCACCCATGACCGGGCTGTGACGCACCAGGCGGTCGATACGGCGCATCGAGAAGTCACGCGCTGCCGCTGTCGTCGGGTTGTAGATCACCAGGTCCATGGGGCTGGATTTGACGCTGAACAGGGTCCAGTTGAGGATCAGCGAGTCGGTCTTGCCGGACTGGGCCGGCCCCACGAAGATGCACTGCTCGTACACCCGCGAATCCAGCACGTCCATCGGCTCGACCATGTAGAAGACCTTCTCGTTCTTCCAGTCGCCGACGTAGGAACCAAGGTTTTTCAGCTTGCGGTAGCGGGCCGCGCACTGCGACACCGTCAGGCGCTCGGGCGGTGAGAACACTTCGCCCACGCCGATGGCGATCTGCTCCAGATTTCTAAAAGTCGTTTTGCCCTGGGTTATCAGCCGCTCGCGCGCCGAATTGCTTAACAACGGCATTCGATAGATCCTCAAGAATGGTGTCGATGATGTCGGTGAGGGCTCTACGCTGTGGCTCGGTGAGCTCCATCTCGTTGTTGATCATGTCGGGGGCCAGGATCAGCGGGTCGCGCACCGACTTCACCAGCTCGGAAAAGACCTCGGACACCTTGTCGGTACGCCACAGGTCGCCGGCATTCTCCTCGAAGCGCTGCTTGGCCGTCATGGCCGCCCAAAATTCCTTGGTGAGCATCTTCGGCAGGTTGGTGTGGTTCAGTTTGCGAACGTAGGCGATCACCACCTCGATGTCGTTGATGTCCAGCTGCTGCTCGACCAGGTACGGCGCCGCCTCCTTGACCGCGTAGATCGGGTGGCCGGCCCGGCGTCCGCAGGGCTCGATGCCGGTGATCTTCGACGCGACGGTGCGGTTGTCCATACCGAACAGCTTGCCCAGCTGGGACACGCTGGCGCCCTCGTGCAGGATCGCTTTGGTTTCATCGTCCTGGACCTTGGAGTCGATGTGCTTAATTGGCCTGGTCACGGACGTGTTCCCTTATCAGTTTGGCTAGCTGGTCCTTGCGCAGCATACGCAACGCCTGCAGGTGCCGCTCGGTGTAGGTCTGCATGGGCCTGGCCCCGCTGCGCACCTGGGCGTAGGTCGAATAGGCCACGCCAAGAAGCTCGGCGACGAAGGTCGGCCCAAGCGCGGCGTGTTTCTCGAAGTCGAGGAGTAGCTTGTTCACCGGGTAGGCCCTGTTCATATACGCAATGAGCATATCGACATGGGAGTGAGTAGGCAAACTGCAGGCGAAAAAAAAACCTGCCCCATCAAGTCATAAGACCGGATGAAGGCAGGTTTCCCCGCATGTGCCCTAGAACCGCTAGTCCCTGCAAGCTTCCCTACTCGCTGGATCCAACTTTATAGATCGTCATGCTCGATCGTCAACCGATTTTTCAGCTTGCGCTGTAGCTTCTTGAGCAGCTGGAACAGCATTTCCTGCGCGTCGGTCTTGCCCTCCAGGCACTTCACGACGTGCTCGTCGAGCGTGCCGCGTGACACGGCGTGGCAGATAAACACCTGATCCTTCTGGCCCTGCCGGTGCAGACGGGCGTTGAACTGCAGGTACAGCTCGGCCGACCACGGGATGTCGTAGTAGTACACATAGCGGCCACCCTTCTGCAGGTTCAGCCCGTGCGCGCCAGACTGCGGGTGCATCAGCAGGATCGGGATCTTGCCCTTGTTCCAGGCGTTGACCGCGCTGCCCTCCTTGTCCATAACCACGGCCTTGGGGAACGCCTTCAGCAGCTTGTCCAGCGAGGACTTGAAGTGGTAAGACACTAGGATGCGCTCGCCGGTCTCCTCCACCAGCTCCTTGAGGTCGATGATCTTGCGGTCGTGCACCTCGTGAATATGCTTGACCTTGACCATGTCCTCGGTGTCGATGTCCTCCAGCAGGTACGTCTCGTAGAGCACACCTGAGGCGATCTGCAGCAGCTTCTGCGACATGGATGCCGCGGTCGGTGCTTCGATCTCACGGCCCTTCAGCTCGACCAGACCATCGGCTTCCATCTGACGGTACAGCTGCATCGCCGACTCGGGCATGTCGATGTACCGGTTGACGAAGACCGGCGCATCCATCGGCAGGTAGTCCTCGGCCTTCATGGTCAGGCAGATGTCGGCGATCAGCGCGGCGATCTCCTCCTCGGCGCCTGGCCGCAACTTGGCCTCGTGGGTCCACTTGTTGACGATGAAGAACCGTTCCATGAACGCCGTGTTGGTGGCACCCAGGCGCTCGCCCATGTCCAGCAGGCCGATCTGACCAAACAGGTGGGCGTAGGTCTCGGTGGCTGGCGTGGCCGTCAGCTGGATCATCCGCTTGAGCAGCGGGCGCACCTGACGCAGTGCGGCCCAGCGCTTGGTGCGGTGATCCTTGAAGGCACTGGACTCGTCGATGACCACGCCGTCGAAGGGCCAGTCTCGGCCCCAGGCACGCACCAGAAACTCGACCTGCTCGCGGTTGATGACGTAGATCGACGCCGGGTTTTTCCGCTTGTGCTCGCGCACGGCCAAGGCCGCCGCCTGGTCACGCTTCATCGCCACATAGATCTTGCGTTCGGCGGTGCCCAGCGGCTTTTTCATCTCCTCGTCGATGAACTGCCTGGCGTACTTGGTGATGTCGTGCTTGCGGTAGCCCAGCTGGTTTTTGGCCCGGTGCGCCAGCTGCTTCAGGCGGTGCTTGCGGATGATGCTGATCACATCCGGGTGGGTCACGCCGAACGCCTTGAGCAGCTGGCGCGCGTCCTCGCCGGCCTTGTTGATCGCATCGACCAGCACCTCGTCGCGGATGTGCGATATCGACATGGCCCGGGTGTGGGACCACTCGCGGATCTCGTTCGGCCAGGTGGTGTTGGCCACCCGCAACGGGGCGATGACCAGCCAGTTGTCGATGCCCAGCGGGTCGCCGTCGATGGCGGCCATGATCAGGTTCAGCATCGCCGTCATGGTGCTGACGGTCTTGCCCAGGCCCAGGTCCACGAACATCGCGCAGAACGGGACATCGACCATGAAGTCGACCATCTCGTCCTGGTACATGTGCATGTTTTCCGGGCCCAGCAGCGCCGGCAACTCATTGAAGGAGGTCATGCGCGGCCTCCAGGGTGTCGACGACGTGCACGGGAATCCCCTTGGACCTAAGCTCGCGATGCCGCTTGGCCTGCTTGGGGTTCGGGCCTTCACCGAATTTCTTGAACTCGATGTACATGGTGTAACCGCGGCGATGGAACAGGCGGTCAGGCATGGAGTCGATGTTGCAGCGCATCAGCTTGACCACGAACCAGCCGCGCTTCTCAGCGAACTCACAGGCCTTACCCTCGATCGTGCTTTCACCGTCGACCTCGTCGATCCGATCACGCAATTTCTTCATAGCCAACATCCTTGAGGATTCGTTTTGCCCGGCTTATGTACCAGTCGTAGTCAATGTCCATCGGCATTTCCTGCGGTAGCGTCATCAGCGCCAGCGAACCGGTCGAGTCACCGACCACGGCGCCGTTTTTCTTGCGCCTGATCGGCCCGGGCGAGTTGGTCGAGTAGTAGAACCGCACGGCCTTGCCCAGGTAGGTCGGGTCGACCTGCACCTGCACCGGCTTGGGCCGCTTGGTCACCAGCTTGACCTTCTTGTTGTCCAGCCAAACCTGGCTATGCCCCTCGTCGATCCACGCCTGGCGCACCCAGTGACGCTCATCGAAGCGAACCCAGTCGTCGACCAGCATCTCGCCGCCCTGAACACCGCCGCCGTCGACCTTCTTGATCGACACGAACTGGCGGATGTCCTGGCACCACTCGATGGTCTCCTCGACCGGAATACCCTTGGCGAGGAAATCGACCGCTGCCTGCGAGCAGATGTTGGCAGCCGGGTTCTTGGCCAGCCCTGGCTCGGCATAGGCGCCTTTGCGCTTGACCTTGCCGCTGGTGGTTATAGCGATGTAGTTGTTCACGTCGCGCGAGTAGATCGCCTTGTACGGCGTGGCCTCCATGACGAAGCCGGTCTTCTTCTCCCACTCGGCCACGATGCGCTGCTCGGTCTTGCGCAGGTACTTCGGGCAGCGGGTGACCACGCCGTCGGTGTTGGCCGAGACCACCTGGATACCTTCTTCTTCCAGCGCCTCGATCAGCATCAGCAGGCACAGCTGACCAGTGATGGTGGTCTGGATCAGCAGCTCGGGCGCGAACAGGATCGACCACTGCGAGCCGAACTTGCCGAACGACCCGTTGAGGATAATCTTGAAGACCGCCTTCTTGTCCCCCGTGGCTTCCTGCCGCTCGTTGTAGATCGGGACGTAGACTTCGAGGAAGGCCTGGCCCAGGTTCTTCGGGAACAGCTTCAGCTCGATGATGATCGACGGGTAGTAGCTGCGCACGTCCAGCTCTTTGAGATCGTATTCGTCATCCGAGAAGTGCGCCACCGTCGATTCGGTCGAGTGCAGACCACCGATGCCGAACTGGTAGCGCGAGTCGCCCATCTCGACCATGAGCGATTCTAGGCTGGCGGGCATGGGGATCTTGCCGTTATCGACCACGAACAGCGTGTCCTGCACGGTCCGCAGCACCTTGCGCATGTACGGTGTCTGGAACGACACGAAGTCCGGCGTCTCGTAGGTGAAGGCCTTGTTCTTCTCCCGGGCGTCTGCCTTCCACACCTTCTTGCCGGTGATGCGCTCGACCTCGACCTTGATCACAGCCTCGGCGATCTGCGCATCGGACTTCGAGCGCAGGTCGACACCGTACTGCTGGGACATGACCTCACGAATGCGGATCTGCTCGACCACAGCGTGGTACAGGTCCTGGGTAGTGGCGTGGTCGTTGCCGCAGTAGCGATAAACCACTTCGCGGCGCTTGCTGGACGACAGCGGGAAGCCGGGCTCGACATCGGTGAAGATCAGCTCGTCGTGCTCGTAGGGGAGGTCCTGCATGGTTTCGGTGTGCAGCCGGCCACCGTAGAGTTTCAAGCTGCACTGGCCAGGCGCGACTTCCATCAGGTCGATGTGGTCGATGCTGGCATGGATGGTGACGCCGTAGTGCTCCTCGAACTGCCAGGGTCGCAGGTTACCCTGGATGATGTGGTCTGATGCGGCCTTCAGCTCCCGGTTGTTGGCACCGGTCAGCGCGTACATGAGCATCATCATGTCGTAGTTGTTGCCGTTGAACGTTACCATCGTGAACTGCTTCAGCACCTGGATGATGCCACGGGTGTCGAGCGGGTTGTCCCAGTAGCGCTCGAACCCCTTGTAGCGGACCTTCTGGCCCTTGACGATCTTGCTGAACATAACCAGGTAGTAGTCTCGGAAGCACTCGATATCGAGGGTCGCGAGGGGGCGTCCTGTCGGTTTCCACATTTTCAAGCTCCATAAAAATGCCCACGCTAAGGTGGGCCATTACCCCCATCACGCCAGAAGCAAAGCGTGATGGGGGTCGGTTGGTGTTGCGGTGTTACAGATCTTCGTCGTCATCCAGCTGCAGCGCATCGGCGCCTTCGACTTCCAGTTCTTCCCAGGCATCGTCATCGTCGATCGCCGCTTCACCGATGCGGGTGCCGTCGCGAACGAACTGCACGGCGACCAGGTTGGCGTTGATCTTCTTGCCGTGCTTGTTGTCCTGCGCCCAAGGGCGAATCAGGATGTTGATGATGCAGCCCGGGTAGATCCGCTTGGCGATTTCCTGCGGGGTCATCACCTTGGTGCGCTCGTCACGGACCTTCGGTGGACGATCAACGTTTTCCGAGGACTTGATGATCCACATGCCCTCGGTTTCTGGCTTCAGCGGACCTTCGTCAGTGTCGCCATTGCGCACGAATTTGTGCTCGGCACCGATCTTGCCCATCTTGTTGCTGGTCAGCAGGTTGTTGATCACCTCGACCAGAAGCGCCTTGGCCTCGTTGTGGGTTTCCTTGGGGGCAAGGCCAGTGACGCTGTACTTCTCGCGGTCACCGTCGTTCTTCTTCCAGGGTTTGTCCAGGTGGGGGTAGGAGCAGATGACACCGTCGACACGGACGCAGCCGTCGTCATACAGAATTGCGTTTGCCACTTTTTTAACGATAGAACGTGCCATTTTTCGATTTACCTTTTCCGAGTTGTCGATTCACGATTTACAGATCATCGTCGAGGTCCACGACCCCGAACGTTCCATCATCATCTTCGATGGCGTCAAACACATCGCCATCTTCCAATGTTACCGCAGGGCGCTTGTCGTAGTCGTCGGCCATGACGGGCTTGCCCGGCATTTTCAACACGAACCCTTCCAGCATGCCGGGGATATCCTTCGGCCGGAACCCGCCCTTGTTCTGGAAGATTTTCTCGATCTCGGTGATACCGTGGACCGAGGTCTCCAGAAACTCTTTGGCAGGGACGCCCGAAATCATCTCCAGCGTATCGGCCAATCGCAGCGGGTTGCGCTCCATGAAGACACGCTTGCTACGGCCGGCCACCAGCTTCTTGCCGGGCACTTCCTGGCCGGAAAGCATCTTCCGCTCCAGGTCGTCCTCGATGTCCTTCAGCCAGTTCTCGATCGACTTGCGATAGCGAATCAGCTTGACCTTCTGCGCGTGCGAAAGCTCGCGGGCCGGCACCAGCTGAACGCGAAAATCGTCATCGTCAATCGTAGCCATAAAGTCCGCCAGGCTGATCAGTTCGGCCAGGTCATCGAAGCACCCGTCCACTATTTCGTAGATCCACCGCGCGCGCTCGGCGCACGAGGCCCTTACCTTGCACCAGTAGCACTGGGCAATACCGGCAGTTCGCACTGCGTTCGGGTTCCAGGCCAATGCCGCCCGCTCGATCACATAGTCCGCAAACTCAAGCAGCTCTTTGACGCTGATCTCCCACACATCAAAATGGCCTAGCCGAGGCTGGGCAATCCTGATCACGATCCGCTCAAAGTTGTACATCGGGTCCCACTTGAAGTACGAGCCCAGGGCATACAGCATCCCTTGCGTGTTCTTCTCAGCGAAAACCTGATAGCCCTTCCCGAGCTTCAAGTCGGTGATCGTCAGCACACCGTCGTGACACGCGATATGGTCGGCGGTCCCACCCTGACCCTCGATCGGCGTCAGCCGTGAGAAGTCAACCCGCTGTTCCACATAGTGGTCACCCGGTAATGGCGTGCACCAGTTAACGTACATCTCGACGTAGTTCATCATCTCGGTGTCGATTGTGATCTCGAACACCGCATGACCTTCGTCGACTTTCTCGACACGACCGAGCAGGTGGTCTGGCCGAACACCCGTCTTCAACCACAACTCACCGACGCCGTGGCCCACCGTACCGTAGGCAGCGTCGATCCCGGCGTCATCCTCAGCGAGGAGGTTGGGGATCAGCGAGCCCGAGCAGTTGAGCCACGTTGCCGAAGCTGAGGGAGCGAAGATGCTATGCCCCTTCAGCTTGGCCTTCACGGCGTCGAGGTCGATGCCGTGATCCGCCATGACGGTCAGCCCTTACAGGTCGTCGTCGTTGGCATCGTCGACGCTGGTGTTCTTGGCAGCTTCCAGCGCGGCTTCGGCGTCGGCCTTGATCGCGTCGAAGTCCTTCTCTTCGATCTTCGACATGGCGGTGTAGCCGTACTTCTGGTAGACGGCCTGGGCCGCTTCCTTGCTGACGGTGTCCTTCAGCTCGACCAGCGCCTTGTTGACGGCTGCGCGGTCGGCTTTCGGTGCGGCATTGGCAGCCGCTGCAGCTTCGGCGGCCTTCTTCTCGGCTGCCAGGCGGGCCTTCTTCTCGGCCGCAGTTTCGGCAGGGGCGGACGAGGTGGTGGTGTCCGGCGACTGGGCACCCAGCTTACCGCCGTTCATTACCTTTTCGATGGTTTCGGCAGAGTTCGCGATGCGGGACAGCTGGGCAATCAGTTTTTCGCCGAAGGTGTTGAGGTCCATGTGCAGCTCCTAGATCAATTGGGAATTTGCGCCGCCGTTCGTGGCGACGGAGTGAATTAAAACCGACACGGCGCCGTGCGTCAACATTTTTTTCAGATTGAATTCCACATTTTTGCAGCGTATCCTCGCGTGCTTGTAACCAGCACATCCATATAGGCACGAAAATGAACCTACCAGCCTGGGTCACCGACCCTGAACTCACACCCGAGGAGCATCGACGGTTGGAAATCCGCTTCCGGCTGAACATCGCCGCAGCGCATCACAATCAGCAAGCATCGCTGAAGCACCTGAGCCTGGACGCCGGGTATTCGGCCCAACATCTGACCAATTGCATGAGCAGGGGCGAGCTTCCAAAGAAAGTAGCCCTATCAATTGAAGCCACGGTCGGCCAGGAAGTGTTCAGCCGGGCGATGTTCGTTTACCTCTGAGGCCCATATGAGCGAAGTAGCGAAAAATTTAGGGGGATACCTCGAACGGTTTGGAGAGAAACTGATCGAGAACGGCTACAACATCGTTCCTATCGAAGCAGGGATGAAGGGTCCGGTCGATGATGACTGGCAAAAAACGGTCGCGACCAAGAAGCTGCTGGATAAGTGGCTTGAGTCTGGTCGCGGCTCGCATGGCATTGGCATTCTGACCAAGAACCTGCCGGCCGTTGACCTGGATGTCCCCGACGAAGACTTTGCCCTTGAGCTCCAGGCAAAGGCGATCGAGTTGTGGGGACCATCACCCGTCCGAATCGGCAACGCGCCCAAGCGCCTGCTGCTCTATCGTACCAGCACCCCGTTCCCGAAGATCTCCTCGCGGACATTCATCGACGAGTGGGGCGACCGCTGCAAGGTCGAGATCCTGTGCGATGGCCAGCAGTTCGTTGCGTACCACATCCACAAGGACACCCGTCGCCCATACGTCTGGACGACAGCCGAGCAGCCGACCACGGTCGAAGCTGCCGACTTGCCACGCTTCAACGAAGACAAGGCCCAGGAGCTGATCGACCTGTTCGAGGACGGGGCCCGGGCACGCGGGTGGAAGGAGTCGACCGGTTCGATCCTGCGCCGCCAGGCCACCGGCCAGGTCGACCGTAACGATCCGTTCGCGGCTGACGCCCACCCGATCGACATGGCCCAGCCCGAGCTGCACCGCCGCCTGATGATGGTCCCGGGTAACGACGACTACGACGTGTGGTTCCAGATCGGCATGTGCCTGTACCACCAGTATGACGGCGACGATGTCGGGCGCGAGATGTGGCACGAGTGGTCCGAGTCGGCCAACAACTACGATCGCGAGGCGCTGGACCGCAAGTGGAAGACCTTCGACATCGAGGACAAGCAGCGCGCCCCGGTGACGGCCCGCCTGATCCTCAAGCTGGCTAAGGAGGCTGCCGAAAGCAAGGCGCTGGCCACTGCGTCGGATCTGCGCGACAAGTTTGCCCAGGCCAAGGACCGTGCCGAATGGAACGAAGCGGCAAAGGAAGCACGGGCCGCCGAGATCGACCACCTGACCCGGGCCGGCCTCGCCGAAGTGGCGCGTGATCGCCTGCAGATCCTCACGGGCGGCAAGGTGCCGCTGACCGAAGTGAAGAAGACCCTGGCTTACGAGATCAACACCAAGGACACGCCGCGCTGGTGCCGTGACTGGGTGTACGACTCTACCGAGGACCGCTTCTACCACACGATCGCCAAGTATGCGGTGACGGTGCAGGGCTTCAACGCGATCAACGACCGGCACGCGATGACCAAGAAGGACATCCTGGAAGGCAAGGGTGCGGCCACCTCGTCGGCCAGCAGCCTGGCGCTGAACGTGTACAAGATCCCGACCGTCAACGGGCGCATGTACGCGCCTGGCCGTGACCCGATCTTCATCTACAACCACACCACCATGGTGAACACCTACCCCGAGAACCAGGTGCCGCCGCGGCCGAAGTCGATCCGGCCAATGGACGTGGCCAACATCAAGCGGATCAAGAAACACCTCAAGCATCTGCTGTCCGACGCCCGCGAGCGCCGAATGCTGCTGGACTGGCTGGCCTTCGTGGTGCAGAACCCGGGCAAGCGGGTGAACTATGCGCCGCTGATCCAGGGTGTACAGGGCGACGGCAAGTCGTTTTTCGCGTTCATGCTGGCGGCGTGCATGGGCCTGCCCAACGTGCGCATGGGCAACGCCCACATCCTGGAAGGCCAGTTCACCGGCTGGGCCCAGGGCCAGTGCGTGATGGCGATCGAGGAAATCCGCCTTATTGGCCACAACCGCTACGACGTGCTGAACCGGGTGAAACCGTTCATCACCAACCCGGTGATCGAGGTCCACCCGAAAGGCCGTGACCCATATAACGTCGAGAACACAACCAACTACCTGCTGTTCACCAACTACCAGGACGCCATGCCGCTGAGCATTAACGAGCGTCGTTTCCTGGTGCTGTTCAGCCAGTGGCAGGATCGGGTTCGCCTGGCCGAATTCAAGGCTGAAAACCCCGACTATTACGTCGACCTGTACGCTGCACTGGACGATTCGGCGCCGGCCATCAGGGAGTGGCTTCTGCAGCACGAGATGTCCGACGAGTTCAACCCGAAAGGCGATGCCCCGGCCACGGGTGCGTTCCTGCAGATGGTCAATTCGGCCATGCCGTCCGATGCCCGAGGTATTTTGGAGGTGATCAATAGCGGCGAATACCCGGATATTTCCGACGATTTGCTTAACGTGACGCTGCTCCAGGGCTTGGAAATGACCCTCGACATCGAGATCCCGAAGACCTCGAACCTCGAAAAAACGCTTGGGATTTTGGGCTTCTTCCCGTTGGGTCGCGTGAAAATCAACGGTGCCAAGCAACGGTTCTATAGCAAAAATCCTGAAAAATTTTTGTTTGCCGGACCTGACGGGGCCGAGATCGACACGCAAAAAATTCGCGCCTATCTGAAGAAAAACAACCTGGAAAGCGACGAGGAGGAAGACTTCTAAACCGCGAAAAATTTCACAAAGACCCGCTTCGGCGGGTTTTTTGTTGCGCGCAGAATTTTTCACCGAGGGGCTGAGTTTTTGATGGTTTTACTCGGCCCCTCGACTCGCTACTCGGCCCCTCGATCATTTTTTGACCAGTTCGACCATCGAAAAAGGGGCCAAGTCGCCCACAGGCAAATGCGGACGCATCCCGCCATACCCTTCTTCTTTTTACTCTATCTTATTGATTTCATTACGTATTAAGTAAGAAATAAAGGGTAGTAAAAGATAGAGGGGCCAAGAGGGTCCAAGTAAACAGGTGTAAAAGGAAACCGCTCAATAAAAAATAAGGGTGTTCTGTAGAAACTATGCGTAGCTAAGACCCGCTCGGCCCCCACTCCTGGAATCGGCAAAAACGCGAACCCCATTTGCGGTTTGCCCAGGTGCTGCTCGGGATAATCCGCCGAACCGAGAAATCGGAACGCGGTAAGGGTGGCATGGGCCGAAATGAGCAAACCGAAAACCCGGGGCTCAGCGCCCCCGCGTGGCCTTGGACCCCCTGGGGAGGGACCCAAACCGCCTACCGATCAACCGACCTAAACCGGCACAGCCGCCAGAACGCCTATTCGCACACCTTTCAATACGTCTAATCGCACACATATAAAGGCACCTATCCGCACACCTATAAGAACGCCCCACAGCACACCCGTGTCGCACGCCTCACCGCACACCGGCCTAGCAGGCCACCCCATAGGCCAGGCACCACAGCCAATCCACCTACCCGCACACCGTACCTAGCAGGCCACCCCCAGGCATGGGCTCACACCACAGCCGCCACCCCGCCCAGCTACCCACAGCCTGGCGCCCCCAGGATCCACCCCCAGCGACACGGCACCAGGTCAAACCGCCCAGCCCAAACCGGCCACCCACAGCCAAGCCCCCGACAGGATCGGCGAATATGCGCAATGCGTATACTGTTTAAACGGCCTGGCACGGCCTTTTTAGAAGTGAAACCAAAACCCGCTACCTTGGCATGGATTAGCGGCGATTCGATCTAGCAGGTAGGCGCCAGCGCCTAGAAACGGCCATTCAAAACCCTGGCCATGGGCAAACATTCCAAACGGGCACAAAAAAGCCCGCTTTACGCGGGCATTGGGTAGGCGGGTAGGCGTATCAATCGCTAAGCGCTTCGCCCAGCTTTGCATTGGCCAGGCGGGCGTTAGCACTCCACCCACAAGCCTGCAGGTCACGCCGAAAAGCTTCGATCCAATCGCGCACTTGCTTGCGACCGTGGACGTGGCGCAGCTTGAACCGGTGGCCGATCACGCGCCGGTATTGGTAGATTTGCGGCGCCATGGTTTTGCAGACGTTGAGCGGGAAAAGGTACTCACCACGGGCAACGTCTTTTCGGTAGACGGGATAGAAATTCATGCTGGCAGCCCGAACGTGTACACGAGAAAATCGCGATTGTAGAAACGGACGCCGGTATCCGTTTTCACGGTACGACAATCGGCGATGCTCCCCAGGTCGGAAGGTGCCAGCGCCTGGCCACGTTGCGCCCAATGCCCGGAGATTTTGCCGGCCTTGTCTACGGTCACGCTGTCGAAGGCATAGCGGTTTTTGTAGGCCTTGCGGGCGTAGGTTTTGATCGACAGTAGTTTGCTCACAGCGCATACCCCTTTTGCAGATTGGCGTGGTAGTCACGCATGGCCGACAGCACACGTTCGGTCACGTCGGTATCAAGGTCACTATCCGCGAAAAATTCAACCTGGCCACCCCGACGGGCGACGATACCGAGAGACGGTTTGTCACGGCGGTTATAGACCAGCTCAAACCCCATACCGCGACGGGCGCCAGGCTTGTGCGCCTTTTCGATAGCCCGCGCCACGGCGGCCTTGATACGGGCGCAATAGCTGGGCGTGAAACTGGTGGATGCGAGCGCCATGGGATTAATCCTCAAACCCAAAATTGGCTTTTTCTTCGTCCGTCATACGGTCAAAGCAAAGGCCGAAAAGGTCGCCGTCATGATGCAACGTGTAGCGGTTCCCGCCTTCGTCGGTATACGCGGCATTGTCGAGAACCCACGCCCACGCTTCCCAATACCACTCACAATCGGGGTTTGCCGCGTCTTCCCAGCGCTGGCGATTTTCGGCGGTCAATCCCCAGGTCGCGCAGTGCGCCAGGTCGATTTGTCCGTCTGCGCCACACAGGAAATCACGCGGGATAAAACGGCCACGCGCAGAATCACGGATAAGGGTTACCGCTTCGATTTTTTTGGTTTGCATGATCATCACTCCTTACAGGCCACGGGCGTGCGCATGGGCGGCACGACGGAAATTCAGCGCAGAACGTACCGCTTCACGGGCGGCCAGGTCGTAACCCTGCGCTTTGCAGTCGCGCGCTTCTTGGATCATCGCCTTGGCTTTGCCCAGGTATTCAGCAAACACGGAAACCGGCTTAGGTCTGAAGAACGAAACCACGCGGCCAATCATGCGAGCGGCGAAACCTTTTTTCGGGGTTGGCGGGGTAAGGTCTACGGCGGCGTAAACCATGGTGCTAACGTCTTTGCCGATGAAATTGTTTTTCTCGACAACGTAAAAGCTTGGGCGCGGACCTTGGCGCCATACGGCCACCATAATCACGCGGCCTTTCGCGTTTACGACTGGTGCGCTGGCGCCATTCTGGGAGCGGGCGTGCGCACCACGGATTTTGGCTTGCATGGTCGGGTGAGAGAAATTGCGAGCGGTCAAACGTGACATGGCGGGAATCTCCTTAGCTGGTGAAACGAACTTTACCGACACCCGCCGTAGGTGTCAAACACTTTCCTCATCGGGATACAGCGGCTTGAGCGCCCCAAGCATTGCCGTGAAAGCGCAAAGCCCCGTCAAGGTGTGACCACTGTCGATAAGCCAGGCGCCACCCGACAGGCCGCCCAGGATGATCACCAGCGCAGCTGCCAGGCGTAACCACGGATGGAAAACAGGGGTTTGCCGTTTCACAGTTCCACCCCCGAGCGCTCAAACTCCACCAGGGTACGACAGCCAAGTTTTTGCACGGGCGCCAGCGGCAAGGCGTCAAGGCCTGCGCGCATAGCCTTTTTCTGGTCCAGGCAATCCGACAATGCGGCGTCACCTTCGAACGTGTCCAGCTGCAGAACTTGCGAGTTTGTGCAAGCCTGGCCGTCGAAGCACAGCACGAGCCACAAGAAAAGTGGTTTTACAGCGGCTGCAGAAATCATTGGGTAGCCTCCTTTCCTGCAGGCCTGGCGCCTCGGATGAATTCGCGCCCCACGGCGGCATTAAGCGCTGCAAAGAATTCACGGAACATCGGATTGCCGTCGACAAGCCAGGAATTCACATATCGGGCTTGATCCACCTTCAAAGGCTTATTCAGCACTGCGCGCACCGTGATAGCTTCGATATGCCGCGCAGCCTGGACACGGAAAAGCGCCAGGTTTGCATCGTCGTATTTGTAGCAAGTAATGACTTTGCGTGTTTTAACCACGTCCGGCGACATCGCCACTTCGCGGCATTTTTCAATTTGTTCGGCGGTCAAAGTGAGCCCGTCGATTTTGATTTTATCGGCCATGGCTCAAACCCCCTTGATATGCGCAGTCAAGGCGCGCGCAGCGTCTTTTTCATCATTGGTGAAAAGCCAATTTACCGCATCGTTCACGCTGTCGAATTCGCGCAGCCGCTTTTCCGATTCATCCGAAAGCATGACTTTTGCCGTGCCTTGCCAGGCGTGCCAGCGGCCATGGGTGAAGGCGCGAAGCGCTGGCGTGGGTTCGGTAGACTGGCAGTCGTCGCATTTGCCGATTTGCCCCGGTTCAAGTTCGGCGTTGCACTGGTCGCAAACTTCCGGGGTTTCGTCTTCCATGCCTTCCGGCCAGTCAATGCTCACACCCAAAGCACACGCCATTTCTTCAGCCATACGCTTTGCTTCGATCTGGTGATAATCGCCGAACGTTTCGAGCCCCCACAGTGAATCGCTAACAGTGGTTTCGTTCCCGTCGTCGTCCAACAAAGTCACGATAGCGCCGACGTATCGCCATTCGTCATTGCACCATGCGCGCAGATACTCGAAATCAGATAGCGCAGCCTTGGCGGCCTGCTGTCGTTTCGTTTCGGTGCCGTCGTTATATGGCGCGGCATCCCAACCATCACGACGGGCAATGAGGCACGCTTCGGCGAAATCATAGAAACGTTTCGAGCCACGATCTGTATTAAGGATCATCTCCCCCGGGCGTTTGTCGCGGCTTTCCCAACCCGAAACTGGCCCATGACCGTCGGAATTTTCCCACGGTGCGCCTTGATCGTGGTCGTCTTCAAAACGGACCGCAAAAGTCAGATCACGACCACCAACATTGAATTGAATGTTTTGCATGGGGGAATCTCCAAAAATAGGGCGGTCGACTTAGATTGCTTGGATCACGGTGTAACCCAGCTTTTCCAGACGGCTAAGGCCTGATTCCAGGTAGCACGAGCCGTAAAAGCCGCGTTCCCGATCATCCTGGCACGACCGATAGTTGGTGAGGAACGCGCCAATTTTTGCAGCCTTGTCATTGAACGCCTTGCGCACTTCGTTAGCCGCTTCGACCGTCTCACACTTAGCCGTGGCTTTCTGGTATGCCACTAGCAGGCGCTCGGTTTGGGCATTGCCACGGCTGTGGTCGGCCAGTTGGTGCCCGTCGATCCAAAGCCCCGACAGCGCAGCCGTGTATTTGTCATACCCATAACCGCTGGCGCTGCCTTGTTGGAAACCGAAAAGGTCATAGGTCGCGTGGCTTTCGTGATCCTGGCCATTGCCCCAATCGCGTTTAACCTTGGACGCCTCAACCGCTTTAACGAAAGCCTCGGGCTTGAGTGCGCCGGACTTGATAGCGGCGACACGGCAAGCGTGAATGGCCTTGTCGCCCAGGTTCCACACGTCGACCGAAACGCGGGAATTACCAAAGTGCACGTTAATCGTGGCGACGTGAACGCCTTTTTTGTTGAGGACGATATAGGCGCTAATCGACTTGCCTGCAGCGGTATCGCGAACTTGTACGGCCATGGGTGTATCTCCTTTCGGGTTAGCTGGGCGGCGAAAGCGCTGCCATGGGGTGCACTTTGCCGACACCCGCCGTAGGTGTCAATCCCCCAATCACAAAAAGTTTCGCCACCCCGCCACCAGGCGCCCCAATCTCCCCAATCGCCCAGGCCGCCAGGCGCCCCAATCGCCCAGGCCGCCACCCCGCAAACCCCTTCTTTATACGGCCGCCAGCCCCCAAAAATCAGGCACCACCCCGTTTGCCGATCCAACCCCATCGCCGCTCGATCGCCTACCTGGAGCAGCGGGCCAACCGCTCGCCCTGGAACCTGCGCCGGTACAGATTTTTCTCGCCCTGAAAAGCTGACTGGATTCCCGGCGCCCCGCTGGAAGTTTCGCCCCAGCAACCTGGCCGGATCCCCTCGCCCTGGAAAGCCAGCCGGATTCCCGGTGTCGCCCTGCCCAACCTGGTCGTGTAAAGTCCTGGTCGTCGATTTGCTTCAGCACGCCAGCCCCACCGAAAGGCCGCCCCATCCAGGCGGTCTTTTTTATTGCCTGGTCGAACCGTTTCGCGCCAGCAACCCAACCGGATTCCCGCCCTCTCGCGCCAGCAACCCAGCCGGATCTCGTCTCGTCCGAATGTTTTTAGTTGACACCCGTGGCGTATGTCTTATCATCACCTCGTTCTCAACCAATTAACGGACCAACGAGATGACCAGCAAGACCGCTCGAAGCGCCCCACCGATCCCTGCCACCAAGGCCTCGCCGAAGAAGGCCGCACCGAAAGCCCAGGCCAAGTCGGCCACCGAGCTACCCCTGGAGTCGGCAGCCCTGCCCGCCGCCCGCCGCGCCAATCCGATCGCCTTCACCCAGCAGGTCATCGCCCTGGACATCGGCGAGACCGCCTGCCGGGCCAACCGCCTGCCGGCTGCCACCACGGTGCACGCGGACATTATCGCGGCCAAGGGCAAGCTGCGCGACACCATCGGCGGCCAGATCGCCAAGGTCAAAGCGAAGCCCGAGTGCACCGGCCGCACCTTCACCACCAGCATCGGCCACTTCAGTGCCGACGACGGCGACACGCTGGTGGTGCTCACCGTCACCCGTTTGACCTGAACCACCCTGGACCGACAAGGAGCACACCCGCATGAGTAGCACCAAGAAGACACCGTTCACCGTGTCCATTCTGCAGCCGGCCATCGCCGGCCAGCCATCGGTATACCGGCTGCAATACGACGGTCACACCCTGTACCCTGACCTGTACCGCGACTGGATCTCGGCCGCCTACCTGCTCAAGGGCTGCGAGCCAGCCGCCGACACCATCGGCAACTTCGCCGTATGGCGCCAGTGGGCATCGCAGTCGAGTGTCAAGTACGCGCATGACATCGACCAGGCTGCCCGCATATGGGCCGCGGTCGATCCTCATGCTGGAGCCAAGCAGGCTGCCGATGATGTGAAAGCCGTCATGGGGCCGGCACCTGAGCGCCACCCGGTGCAGCTGGTCGTCAAGATCAGCCATGACAAGTGTGACCCCAAGCCGATCACGCTGTTTGTCGAGGACCTTCGCCCCGAAGCCAAAGCGACTTGCCGACAGCTCGACCCGAACATCCACGACGACATCGAGATGGCGATTTATTGCCTGAAGTCCAAGGGGCTGTGCTGTTCTCCGATGTACAAGGTGCAGGCCGACGGATTCAAGCTGCTTAACGAGTGGTATGGCCAGGCCGAATCCCAGGTTGAGGATCTGGTGCTGCTGAGCTGGTGGGAATCCGTGTTGCCGCCCGACGTGGCTGCCCCCGAGCCCGTGCAGTCGTCCCGCTCGCGCATCGGCCAGATCCTCGATCGCTTCACCCAGTCGGTAAGCGAGGCCACGATCAGCGGCCAGACCCTGGTGGTGCAGAACCTGACCGAGCTGCAGCAGCAACTGGCCGACCTGGTCGAGACCCTGATCACCGAGCGCATCGGCCAGCAGCAGGTCCTCAAGGCGCGCGGCGCCACCGTGCTCGACTGCCACCAGCTGGGCCTGCTGAGCGACGACGACATGGCCAACCACATGGCCGACTGCCTGATGGTCATCCTGGGCAAGCCGGTTGGCGCCAAGGCTGCCAAGGCTGTGATCCTCGCCGCAGCGGGCCATGTTCGCGACGAGCCACCGATCGACTTCAACCAGGACGTGATCCTGCAGCCACCGCCACGCGAGGTCACCAACATCGGCTGGGAGAAGCCTGTGCGCGTCAGCTTCGATGGTGCCGAAGGTCAGGGTCGCGTATGGCTTCACGTCGACCATGAGCATGACGAAGACGAGCCGGCTATCGCCGTCCCAGGCGTCGACAACGCAAGGCACCTGGCCAAGCTGCTCAACGCCTGGGCCGATGACTACAACCCAAAGTCGGAGCAACCGCAATGACCCTTACCGTTACATGCTTCATCCCGCCAAACGGGCACCAGAACGTCGTCGAGATCCCCAATGTCTACCCGGATGACGAGGCCTTCTTCAAGAAGTACGGCATCAAGGTCAGCATGGAAGATCTGAGCTTGGGCGGCGTGGCCGTCTATGCGGACACCGGCAAGGTCACCGACCGCGAACCGGATGAGCTGATGGTTATCTCGGGCCAGCGGTCTTGCCATGACACGCTTAAGGCTCTGCGCCAGGAATGTGAGAAGCGCTTCGACCTGGAGGGTTGGCCAGATGAAACTCGGTAAACCACGCATCGTCGACACCGCCAATTTCCCCGAGCGCAAGGTCGTGAAGGTCAAGCACGTTCGCCCCGGTAGCTTGGCCGCGCAGTTCGGCACCAAGTATTACCTTTGGCTTGAGTGCGGGCACATGGTCGGCTGCAAGACGTCGCCACCAGAAACGGCCAAGTGCCTGAAGTGTGAAAACAACGAACCTGTGGATCGAGGGACCACCCTTTGCCCGTGCTGCGGCCATGCCCTGCACTTCCACCAGTTCCAGGGTATGCGGCTGGTAACCGAGGAGAATGGCCAGCGTGTTTACACCGCGCGCTGCCCTTCGACCCACAAGTATTTCAAGGTGCAGGCGTGAAGGTCGTCGTGCTTGGTATCGGCGGCAACCCAGCCATTCGCATCGGTATGGCACTCGCCGCGTTAGGCCGTAGCGTCGTTTTCCGTGCACCATCCGACATCGGGATGGGTAAGTCCGACCGCAACCTGCAGCTGGAGGAACTGCGCGGGCACCTAGAACACGTCGGGCCGCTGACCATGTCAGAGCTGAATCGGCCGCAGCTATTGCCGCCCAGCGACGACCCATTCAAACCATGCCGCCGCT